AGCAAGCCGTTCAATAATACCGAAGTACCCCCAGACTGACAGACCTGTAAAAACTATCAGTCCTATCAGGTTTTTTAAGGGGATGGTAAATTCGCTACCGTCATTTAACTTTGAAGCCATTAATATAACTCCTGATTTGCTGCTACTTTCACAGGTTTACAATAAGCTGTTGCTTTATGTTTGGCAGGGACACCACTTAAACTTCCGTAATTACCGTATCTTTTAGTTATTTGAGAAGCAAAATAATTACAATCAACTACTGATCTAAAATACATATCTTGACTCTGTACTTTGCCACCTAATACAACTACCAATAAAAACGCATGGATCATTCTTTAGACTTTTTATCTGCGTAAGCATTTGCTCCAAAATAAGCCGCAACGAGTGCGCTGTTCGCGACAAAATAAGTGGGCGCGATATCTGTGATCATTGTTGCCGCAGTCTCATAACCAAGCATTGAAGTGATTAATATAGCGGCTGGATAATTTAGCGTACCAAATAAAGCAAACCATGTCATGTAGCGCATACTATCACGACGTGCATCAGCATCTTCTAACTCTCTGCGTTTAAACTCCAAAGCCATAGAAATTTCATCATCGCAAAGCGTATCATCATTATTTGTATCAAGATGTTGATAAGCACTATCTTTTTGAAGTTTTTTGCGAGCCACTAACGTATCCCTATAAACTTAGTGCCTCTTAAAGCTGCTCCACCACCACGGGAAATACCACCATTAGGGTTTATATCAGTAGTAGCATCTAACACAGCCTCACCACCACTGGCTAACTTTACACCGCGACCTTTTAGCACATCTTTACGAGTTACCTTATTATCACCTGTTAAATCAGGAAAACCACCTTTAGCATTTTTACTTCTGCCTTTAGGGTTGTAACCAGAAACTTGAAACATTTCGGTTTCTATTTCTTTAATTTTATCATCATCACCTTTATCGATTGCTTCTTCAAGCAAATCTTTAAGCTGTGCTATTCTATCGTTAGACATTTTATTCTCCTAATTAAAAGGGTTTAGGCTAGAAATACCTTGTTTAAGTGCCTCAGCAGAAAATGGTTTAACAGATGGCGTACTTGAACCCGAATACGTTCTAGCTGAAGGGTTTTCATTATACGTCCCTGTATACTGTTTATCACCTATCTGGTAGCCTCCAGGAATTGATGTCACGCCCTCTGCAATATTTTTAACTGTATCTAAAAAGTTACCAGCGACTTGAGTTCCTTGGGGTAATTGTGAGGGAGCATAACCTTGTAAAAACTGTCCTGTAGGAGTGGTTGCTGTACCACTATCAGAGGTACGATCTGGGAACCCTACATTAATATCGCCAAAAGGAGAAGGCACATCCACACTACGAGGTAATCCTAAACCGTCTAATACATCATTTACTGCTGGTCCGCGAGAGGGAGCTAATTGCAAATCAGGTATGTTTACAGTTGGCATTTGAAAATTTGTTATATCGTCTAAACTTATTCCTGTTTCTTTTGTGCGAGACCCATAATTCTGCCCGCTAGGATAAGATGGAGTAAAATCAGTAGACATAGGAGCATCATCTGGGCGTCCTGTATATCCTGTGTATTCTTGAACTTTATCTGTTATAGATTTTTCTTGCTCGGGTTTTTGGTCTTTTCTCATTTGTTGACCAGCTAAAAAATTACCAATACTTATAGCAGCTCTCATTTGTGGGTTAGCATTCATAATAGTAGGAACTAAAGATAAAGCACCTAATGGGGTTTTTTGTCCTGGAATAGCTGCCGCTTTTACATTTTGCATAAGCGATTTACTTCTATCATACCCCAAAGCAGATAATGCTCTGTCTCCAATAGTAGGACTAGTTATACCGAAATTTGTTGGACTACCAAATTTCCCACCTAAAATACGATCTGCTAGATTAGTTTGATATCCCCTACCGCGTACATTTATTCCTGATGCAATATCAAATCTAATTGCATCTAATAAATCTTGTTGGGCATTGTACTCATCTGCTCCAGGACCCGACATTCTTCCAGAACTTGTGTAACCTTGTTCTTCTTGTGAGCCTCCGGGAGCATCTTGTCTACCTACACCTGAGCCCCCTCTATCTCTGCCGCCACCGCTACCTTGGCCTTCATTCATGCCCCCGCCAAAGCCTACATTGCCACCGCTTTCACTTCCTGGACCGTCTTCTCTGCCCATTGCTAACCCCTATTTTGGTTCTTTTGTTGCCGTTCACGTGCAATTTGTGCTCTCATATTAGCTATATCTTCGGTAGAGCCTATACGTTCACGGGCAATATCTACATTTTCTTGACGGAACTGTGCATCTAACTGCATTTTTTGCTGGTCAGCCTGATTATCCATTTGCATTTCTTGCTCACGTAAAGCAAGCTCTTGTTTTTTAATCTCTACAAGGGGGTCACTTGGTGGGGCTGGCGGCTGTTGCTGTTGGTACTCTACCATCAACTGTGCTTGTATCCTAGCTATCGCTGAAGCCTGAGCTTCAGGTGGCAACTGTTGCATATTAGGATCTTGCTGCATTTGTTGTTGGAACTGAACCTGAGCCTTCATACCAATATGCTCATAAATATGTTTTTCTAATGTCAACAAAATTGGTGGCTGCATTTGTGCTACACGACTCTGCATATAAGCTAAATGCACAGATATATGAGCATCATGGTCTTGGTCTGGGAAGGCTTGCATTTTACCCTGACCACCAGCCGCCTGACTAGCAAACTGATTTTCAGTAGCAGGATCCATCGGTTGTGGCTGTGGCTCTGGTTTTAAAACTTGGTCTACATTATTAACCCCTAATGCTTCATAAACTCTGCGGAAAGCCTCACGCAAATTGTGCATTTCTGGTGCAGCTTGAGCCAATTTTAATTGCTCTTGAGCCAAAACTACTCTTTGCGACATACTGAAAATGTTTGGGTCACTAACAGGGATAATATCCACCCTATTATCAAAATCTGTTGATTTTATCTGGGCATCTTGACCAACTTCGTAAGGGTAAGGAGCAGGATCTTCAGCAAAAAGCCGCCCTAACATCTTCAATTCTTGTTTTAAACTTGAATGAAGCCGTTTATGCACTGCACTTATGATTTTTGCGCCACGTTCTAATAAAGCAATGGTTGTACCAACTGGCATCTCTTGTCTACCATCACCTACACCTATATCAGTAGTGCCAATAAACCTTTGGGCTGACTCAATTACAAAACCCATCAATTGAAACAACGTTCCAGAGGGCTCTTTATACGGCAAAGCCATTAAACTAGTCCGTATATCACCTCCAGGAATGTCAATATCTCTAAATTCTCCAGGATGAATCGGTGTTTGCTCATCTGCTATCCGTAAACCACGAGCTTTAAATCCAGCTGGCATATTACTCAGTGTTCCAGAGTCAATTAACTGCCGTAAATTAGCTGTAGCTGTCCTACTTAGGTTGCCAAGCAAATGAATCAAACCAAAACCATAAAAACCTAATCCTGGAGTAAACTTATACTGAACAAAATGAGGTATTTTCTTCTTCATCGGGTCATTTTGAGCATAATTTCTTCGCACAGATAATACTTTTTCAGTATCTGCACTAATTGTAGCTATATAAGGTAACTTTATACCTGTTTCATCATTATTTTCATTTACATCTGGATATTCTTCAAGGTCGAAATAGCAATGGCACTCATATAAAGTTACCTCTTCATTATCACCAGCAGACTCACGACCCTCTAATTCATCATATGCTTTCCTTACTTCATCTGCTTCTGAATCTGTTTCATCTGGTAGTTCTAAATCACGATAAAAACCATTTACCTGTAACTTGCGTAACTCATTTTTTGACATTTTTGTGATATGTGTGATGCGTTCTGCTGATGCTAGGTCAGTAGCAGTATAAGGTGCCACGATATCCTCAGCTGGAACAAACTTACTTACTGGTCTACCTAGTACATCATCACGGTAAACCTTTTTAAACGCACTACCACTCAAGCCCAAAAAGTATAACATTTGGTCAAACTCAGGCTCGTACTCCTCCATTTCATACATGATTTTATAATTCATGTAATCTTGAACACGTTTTGCCTGTGCTTCTACCTCAGGTGTTGGCACACCTACAATATTTCCTCGCACTGGTCCAGAACTAGGCAACATTTCTTTATACGCGCCAGCCTGAAATTGCGTTACTGCTTCATTTAATATCGGGTGGATTACTCCAGTAGCACCATCAAACGGCTCAGTACGGGATTCATACTTTAATCCCAACAATTCTAAACCACTTGTATATGTTTCTACCCACTCATCACGGCTAGCTTTATCATCATCTACCGCTTGGTTAATATACGTAGAAATATCGGATAATGTCTCATCACTCAAAAACTCTACTAAATTGTCGTAGAAATCATTTGGCTCCTCACCAAGGGGCTGTTCCTCTTTACCAAAAACAACCTCAGCACCACCTTCATCATCAGGTTCTATCTCTATAGAAATATCATCAGCAAGGAGGTTTTCTTCTAACTCGCTAACTGTATTATCAGGAGCTTGTAGTAAACTACGGTCTACATTGCTTGGGCGGGGGTTAATTGCCATCAGTAATATATCCTCTGTACAGGAGCAGCTTCTTCATCCTCATAATCTTCGGGGTGTTGAATAAAGCCTCCCTCTCTAAATCTGCGTAAAGCCTGAGTCACTGTATCAACATAATCATCATGCTCTCCAGCAGGGAATGCCGCACACTCTTCTATAACTTCTTCTGCCCAACGTGCATCTGGAGCCCATACTAACCCACTTTCAAACAATGGCGCAATAGAGTTTACTCTTGTAAATTTATCATTACCTCTACTCGGGGTATAATTCATAACGGGAATCCCCATATTGCGTAACTCCTGAGTAAGCGGCATACCACTCGCTTTTGCCTCAATCAATACACACTCGGGGTCCCAATACTTATACTCCTCAAGTGCTCGCCGACGCAAATCAGGGAAATCCCATCTACCACGCTTTGCATCAACTAGAATAATGTTTGGTGGTCCTCCATCATCTGGGTAAAATACACCCCACGTTGTTATCGCACTATAATCCGCACTCTCTTTTTTACTGTACGCTGTATCATAACTCTGCATTACATACTCTAACGGTGGTATATCATCCTTTTTCCACACATTCCACCACTCACGTTTAAGTATCGCTGCCATATCACCAGTAGGGTTTTGCTGCCATTGCGCCTCCCACTTACCAACCGATAAACTTCCCTTTACACTTAACAAATCTTCCTTTTTCCAATACTCAGGCCATAAAGGTTCATCACTCTCAGGCATTAATGCAGGGAATTCAACAACCTCCCACTTATCTGCCAATATATCCCTACCCTGTTGCTTTAATAATTTTCCCGTTAAATCGTTTTCTGCCCAGCGCGTCATAATTATCACAATCGCACCTCCGGGCTGTAAACGCTGACGCGGACCAGATGTATACCACTCATAAGCATGCTCTAATGCCGTAGGGCTAAGTGCATCTTGCTCACTATGGGGGTCATCAATAATTAACAAATCAGCACCACGTCCAGTAACCGCACCACCTACACCCGCCGCAAAATATTCTCCACCTTTACTTGTCTCCCAACGCCCCGCAGCTTGGCTATCTGCACGTAACTCTACTCCAGGAAAAACCCTAGTATACTCTACAGAGTTCATTAAATTACGCACCTTTCGGCCAAATCTAAATGCCAACTCTGCCGTATGCGTTGTCTGCATTATCTTTAATCGCGGGTTTTTACCCATTAACCAACTAGGTAATAAATAACTGCCAAACTCACTTTTAGTATGGCGCGGCGGCATATTCACAATTAACCGCTTTAACTCTCCACTAGCTATACGGTTAAACTTCTCTGCCATTATTTTATGGTGGCGTCCATTTATAAACTCAGGCCAAACCGTTTGCGTATACTCCATAAAATCTTGCTGGCTAGACTCTGCTTGGCTAATCTCTTTAGCGCGGTCTAATAAATGGGCGTACTTCTTTAATTGATCTTCTGGTACAAACTGAATGTCCATTATCCATGGTTCCTCAATAAAGCGAATATATTATAAATATATCGAAAATTTTTCTAGGGCAATGAACCTATGACGATTCTACAGTAAAGGGGGGTGGCGGTCTCGGCTTTTGATCGAGTAAAAGTCAATATCCAAAAACTTTTTTATGACCACACGATTTGTCCAAAACTTGGCTTTACCCACTGACATGGGAAAAGGAGTGGTCTCACGGGGGTGCCAAAAAAACAGCCCCATTGCTGGGGCTGTTAGTGGCTGGGGGTACCCTTATTTGGTTGGCTGGGGCTGCACTACCAGTTTAACGTAGCCTGTACCCCACACTGGGCTACTAGGGCTGTACCCACCGTTTAAAAGTGCAAGTAAACAAATTGGGCTTTTTGCACTATGGCCTAACGGTTTAGCTGCCGCAAGTATTGTGGCAAGGCTGTTATTGCCTTTAACGCCATTAAGCAACCAACCTTGTATTGTGGCGCGTACACCACCAACCTTACCATTAAAACCAAATGGCACAGGTTGCGCGTCGTTTAACTTTACGTTGCCAAGTGGCACAACTTGCACATTGTGCAAATTGCCACCAGCTTGGCCGTTAATAAACGCCCATAGGCAAGCGTAGGTTAGCTCATTGCCAGTATGCTGCAATGTAGGGGCTACAGGTACAACGGCTGTAGTAGTAGTGGCATTTTTGGCTGCCTTGCCTTTAGTAGTGTTTTGCATTTTATAAACCCTTTCTACGGTTAAATGCGGTAGCCAGTAGCGGCTACAATTTTTATTATGCACATTTTAAGCATACGCACAATACTTATTTTTATTTATTTTTACTTTTTTAGTAGGCCATAAAAACCCAGCACTATTAATGCAAAAATTAACAACCACATTTTTTACCCTTTGCTGTTTGTTTTTTACAAAGTGTAGCTAACGAGTTTTTTTGACCAGCGTGTTTTTAAAATGTTAAATCCTCAAAACTCGTCAAGCCCCATTGAGGATGATAGATGATGAATGATTTATAGGTATATGACTATACCTATATGAGTCTTCCTCAAGGATGGAGATCATAATCTTTCTTCGTCAGGGATGGGAAGGGAAGAAAAAGGGACGCCTTGCGACGTCCCCCTCTATGTTAGCCTTGGACTACAAGTTTGACGAATGGTGTCATCCAGTATTTGCTGGACGGGCTGTATCCTCCGTGCATCAAAGCATGTAAGCAGACAGGCTTTTTACGCGAGTGTCCTAATGGTGCTGCTTTATTAAGAGAGGCTTTTAGTGACAAATCACCATCAACACCTTTAAGCATCCAATCTTGTATAACCTGACGAACGCCTCCTGTCTTGCCACCATAGCCAAACGGGACAGGTGTTTTGCTTGCCAAGTCAACATTGTCAAGAGGCACGATTTTAACGTTAGCCTCATTGCCACCAGCATGCTCCTGGATAAACGCCCAGATTTCTGGGTAGGTGATTTCTTTATCAGTGACCACTAACTCAGCAGATTTAACGACAGTTTTAGCGGTTGATTTTTTAGCAGTTTTTACAGTCATGACATGTCCTTTCTACGACATCTCCATAAGCACCATTGCTTATGAATATAGAGTACCACCTAGGATTTTTATTGACAAGTCTTTAATTGTCAAAAAACATCAGCGTAATCATCAATAATCGTCAAGAGATCGTACCTCGCGAATCCTCGTTTATCGTCAATAAAAAATGATTGAGGAAGATTGATGACGAGGGTTTCTGATTTAAGGTGTTTGGATAGAGGATTCTAGAGATCTCTCTCCTTTATGATGGGAGAAGAAGATGATAGAATATGATTGATGGCACCCGTCCAATCGTAAGGAATCCCCGAACTCCAATCAGGGGACAACGGATCATCTTTTGTCCTCTTTTCTGTCAGCTCCATGGCTCTCGCACCATGAAATATATTTATAGTTCGGGAGGAAGGATGACCAACCAAGTTCCAGACGTTTCCAGAATATCTGCTATATCTTATCTGCCAAGCAATTTGGTGGGGACGCAGCGCAATTTTATTTAACGAGTTTAACCTGTGGACTTTAAGTTCAAGCCAAAAAGCATGACCATCCAAAATGCCATGCAGGTCAGGTACTCCAGGACTAGACCAAGACTCTAGACGTGTCCAAAACAC